AGTCGTTAAAGAAGAAGTAGAAAAACAAGTGGGTAAAGTTCAGGGATTGATGTCCTCTGTCTCTGGTTCCTCTGGTGCCTCCGTCAAAGCAGCAACAAAAGAAGAATCAAAAGACTTGGGTGCGGAACTAGAAAAACAAAAACAGTCATCTGCACAATTCTCTGCAATGCAACAATCCTCTGGTGGTCTTCAGAGAAAAGAAGCAACAGATGACATTGGTGAAGACGCACAATCAACAATTGAATCACAAAAACCAGAAAGTGGTAGTGGTGTGGGCAGTGTTGTCGGTGGTGCTCTTCAAGGAATTGGTTCTGCTATAGGTGGTGTTGCTTCTGGTCTTGGTGCAGGATTAGGAGCAGCGGCCATGATGAGTCCGGGATTTGCTTTGATGCAATCTCTTTTCGGTGCTTCTCAGAAAAAAGATGATCAAGATAAAAAAGCAAATGTTGTTTTACAGACAGGTGGTTCTACTGTAAATGTCACGAACATTGCATATCAATATGACATTTATAAGAAGACTGCCGAAGACTCCTTTATGCTTCCAAACTATAGACGAGAATATGGTTAAATAAAAAAACCCCGCTTTCGCGGGGTTTTTTCTTACTCTTCAGCCAATTTCTGGAAGTAAGACAAGGAATCCATTTCCTCGCCCGGCTCATCTGTTGGAGCCGGTTCTTGCTTCTTTGGTGAAGGTTTGGTGCGACTGGGAGCATCAAAAGGGTTTGGTTCTTCTGTCTCGTCTTCGGCTCGACTTGTGTTCTCCATTAGAGTAGAACGAATATCGTCGCCAAGAATTTCATACAGACGAGACTTCAGTGCAGAATACTCCTTGAAATTCTTTGGTGCGACAAAATCCTGTAGAGAATATTGCTTATTCCAAAGGGCCTCAAGTTTTGCATCGTCGCCACCGAATAGTGGAGATGATGCTGCAAATTCTGACTTATCGTAATTGGTGTATCCAGCCACCTTACGAATCTTCAACTTAAAGTCCGCACCAGACCAAAAGTTAAATGGATCAATTGCTTGCTCATCCTTGAATTCAGGATACATGGCTTCTTTGATCTTATCAAAGATCTTAACTCCATACTTGAATAAGAAAACCTTACCTTCATTTTGTGGATTTGCTTCATCCTTAACCACAAGAATGTTAGAGATATAAGTCAACTTACGCTTTCTCTCTCTTGCAATATTCTTGTCTGTTTCAATGCCGCTGTTCCAAAGTTCATTGTTCAATTCGCAAACGGGGCACTTACCACCGTTAGTTGTTAGACAATTTTCAATGAACCAACCACCCTTGCCCTGAAAGGCATGTGAATACATCTTCACAAATGGGAGTTCTTCGTTCTTCGGAGCGGGTAGGAAGCGAATAACCGCATAGCCGTTACCAGACTTATCTGGCTCAGGCCTCCACAAACGATCATCCTTGTAATCCTTCTTTCCATCAAGGCTTTCTAAAGCCTTGGTTAAGTCGCTAATGCTAGACTTTGCCTTCTTTTTAAAATCGCTAAATGATGACATCTAAATCCTTTGTGGGATCTACCCACTGCTAGTGTGAAAGACGGGAACTCCCCGCCACGAACATAAGTAATTATAACAGATTATTGCTAGATTGGAAGTTTATTTTTTATTTTTGGTAGAAGATTTATCTGCCTACCCTCTTCTTGAATCTTCTCAATAATTGGTTTTGTCAAAAACTTGGCAGATACCTCTGGTTCAATTTCCATATCCTCTGTGACTGCTATGACTGCCTCTAAATAGGTACAGTCCCATTTTTTGACATGGTTTTCTACTTTTTTACAAAACTGCTGTTGCTTTTCAATATCAAATATCATTTACTGTCCTATTTCTATAGTTATACATACTTTACTTAATACGGAGATTTTTAATGCCAGACACCGATAAAGATCTGACCATTGATGTTTCAGGAAACACTGCAAGTATAGCCACGGATTATCTATTTGTCAATGGTTTAAGCGCAGATGCTGCTCACGTTCAACTAACAAAACTAGTATGGGGTGCCAGTGCAGAATCATTCAGAGTCTCACAAACAACACCACTACCAGTAAATATTTATTCAGCAAATCCAGCAACTAGAGTTGGAATTACAGGAACAATTAGCGGCGCTGTAACAGTTACAAATACTGGAACCACAGGAAGTTTTGTTTATGTGAGAGGTAGTACTGGCTATGAACTTCCAGTAACAGCCAGAGTTCAGGGAATTACTAATGGAACTCTAGTTGGAGTAACAGGCACAGTTAATATTTCACAACCAGTTATTATCGGTGGTGCCGGTTCTGGGGGTATAACAGTAAATCCAATCACAATAACTGGTGGAAGATATCTATCTTCATCTAACGATAGCGTAAGAGTAACTGGAACCGTTACTGTAAGTGGTGGAAGAGCACTGAACGCAGTAACAGATACTGTATCTGTGTTGGGCTCTGACTTGGGTTCCAAAGTCCTAACCAGACTTTATGATTCATCTGGTACAACACTAAATTCAACATCAAATGCACTCAATGTTTATATGACTAATGCTGGATTTACAGCAACAGTAAATGTAGGAGCAAGCGTTGGTGTTTTCAATAACAATAACATTCCACTAGTTGTTGCCGGAACAACCTCTGGTGGTGCAATAATTGTTAAAGGTGAAAACGGAGATGCAATAGAAGTTACTGCAACAACTCCGCTAAACGTAGATGTAACTAATGAAATTTCTATTGATGATTCTGCTATAGTTGCTGCTCTATCCGGCGAAAACAGCAATTTGATTGGGAGATTGACTGACATCAAAACAAACACATCTCCTATATCAAACATTAGAACCGATATAACAAGCGGAAATCTACGAGCAAGGATTAGCGAAATCACCAGACCATCTAAGGTGTCAAGCGCAACAATTTCTTTGACTCCATCAGTAACACAAGTAAACTCAAATACTCCACTACAAGTTGGTGTTACACTGAAGGCAAGTAGTTCAAACACTGCGATAGTTTATATTGGTGGTGGAAATTTAACTAGAAATCCAATAGATGGATATCCGTTAGAGCCAGGAGAAAGCATTTACATAGAGTGCAGTAACGTTAGTGCCTTATATGCTCGTTCTGTGGAGGGAACTCAGCAACTAAGTTATATTGGCTCTTAATATGTCTGGTTTTAGAAAAAATACCAAAAGAGCATTTACAAACTTAGACACTAGATCATTTTATCTGGTTGCAAGTGATGTATTCTTTGGATTAATTTTTTCATCAACAGAAGACTATACATTCAAGAAAAATAGGTCATTAACCACAACACCCTCATTTTTGTTTTATGATTCACAGACAAAGGTTGTAATAGATTACAGCAATTCTAAAAATCCAGACGATTTGGCTTTTATTTCTTCGTTCTTTAATTCAGTTCAATCTGGTATAACATTTGAATTTTCAAACGCAAACTATGTTGAAGATTCTAATAATGTAAAATCAAATTTATCTGGAATCTATACATTCAAATCATTTGATCAGAACACAATAATACGAGCAGAGTTGGTGTCTGCTACTAACGTTTCAACAAAAAAGGATTTATATAATCCAAAGTTTTTTGTCACAACACCACAACTCTCAAAGGTTTCCACCACGGTTTCTTCTTCAAATCAAAGAAAAAACTTAATCAAAAATACCCTGTCTAATGGTCTTTTCTCATTTACCAAAATGGGAGTACGAATAGGGGACTATATTGAATTTAGTGGCTCTCAAAGCAATCAAAATAAAAAGTTCAAGGTTATGAACATATTTGTAGATTCAGATGGCTTTGAAAATTTACAAGTAGATCAGACTATAGCAAATGAAAATTTAATTGGTTCGCCTATCTTAGTTAATTTGTATCTTCAAGGCGAATCAAAAACAAATGCTAATATAAATGATAAAACATATGGAACATGCGTATTGAACTTCCCACAGGGAAGCCCCGTTTGCATACCTTGCCAAAATATGTTTTTGTGTGATGAACGGAAAAAACAACTAAACGCAATACTATCAACATACACAGCGAACACAACATGTGAAGATGTTGATATTGAAATAATTAGCCAACAATCTCAACAGTTTATAGCCGGAATTACTTCTTCAGCACAAACCACCACAGAAGAAACGGTGGGGGTGGTTGAATCTGTTTCTTATGTCAGACCAAAGACCAAATTCAATATCATCGAACTGAAAAAGACAAATAACACGCTAGCAAGCAATAGTGGCGTCATTTCCGAATTACAAGTAGATAAAAACACAACTCTTAAATTTATACTCACAAGCCCAACTCTATTGAACAATTTATTTACCTTTTCATCAACAGAACCAAATTCCAAGATAACAAGAATCACGGAAGATGTGTTGAATATTGGTCTGCCAGGAACTTCAAATTCTTACATATCAATAAAAACAGGCCAAAAGAATACAACTTTCTATCTGACATCTGCCGATAGAAAGTTATCGATCAAAATTAATGTGAAATAAAAAACCCGCTGTTTAGCGGGCTCTGTTTGAGACTCGTTGCGCTCTTCGGAGATTTTCTTTATCTCCTGAGTTGATCATAACAAGTTCGGGTGCTGTCTTATGATACCAATCCATGAAGCCAACATATGGCTTGGCATCAGAACACTTGACACATTTAGTGGTATATGGTAGTGCTTCAATCCTAGCGGCAGGAATTTCACACCCACAAGTTTGGCAATTCATGAATCTTTCTCCATGCACTTTACTAGTTTGCGTTGAACGACATAAACACCGTCTAGGTGCATTTTGCGTTGTTTGATAATTTGCTTACCCATTGCTCGTTTGGCAATCTGAGTGAGTTGCCGACGAAATGCATTACCTTGAGAAACTGCTTCTTCGTCAATGTTATCCCATACTCGTTTTGGCATAATTGTATTATACTAAAACTAAATTGGCATTCAATAAAAAACCCGGTTTTTCAGTCGCGGGAAAACCGGGAAACCCCACTGCTTTAAGCAGCCATCCGCATTGGTGCGGCTTTTATATTTGCAACTGTTTATTTACGACACTTGTTACCCGTGTCGGGTATCTCCTTCTTCAATACTCTACGCCAGTCGATTCCTTTCGACCCCTAATTGTGCCCCGCTGCTACGAGGACTTGTCTCGCCATCTCTAAGGAATTGCAGAATCCTTCGGTTAGGCTAATGGAGTCGTGGGGATTCGAACCCCAGTGCTGTTCGTGTTTCTATCCGAGATCAACAATACCAAAGTTATTTATTAGCAAAAGTTTCTTCCCAAGAATTGGTAAAAATTTTTACTGAATAAAAGTTTTTAAGAAATTCATCTTCAATAGTCTGCCTTAAATGACTATTTTCTATGAACAATAATATTGTACCAATTTTTATACGATTATCGATAATGTATTTCACAAAAGACACCGGGGATTCACCATCTCCGAGTGTGTCTCCAATTACAACATAATCATAATTTTGATAACCTAAACCATTTGTAGCGGCATTATAATTAATAGCCCAGCCAGCAAACCATTTATTAGTACCACAATAACTATCATATTTTTGCCACTCTTCAGTTCTATTTTCAACAAATAATGTATTCATAAAGCGTAGCGTGGGGCCTGCACCCATACTCAATCACTGTTTGCAACCAATGATCCTAGTCAGCATCACACACTGAACTACGCATAGTAAGCGGGAGAAGGGGATCGAACCCTCGACAATTGGTTTGGAAAACCAACACTCTACCACTGAGTTACACCCGCACAACTGAATTATAATTCAAAGTTTTGCGCGAGTCAAGGATAAAAGTTTTTGAATTTGAAGATCACACTGGGCTTCTCTCTGTGCGCCTGGCCAAAAGATATAATCTTTTGCTTTGTTCTTTTTAAGACTAGCGAGAAGAGGTAGTATTACTTTTTCGATTTCGGTCATTCTGGCTTTGAGCAATTCGTCATATTGAGACTTTACAGCCATTGCACCTTCGCATGTGGAATTCATCTCTAAAATCAAATCTAGTTTTGACTTAATAGCAGATATTTCTTCTGGCTCAGTCAGACTAGGAGAAAGCAAACTACCAAGTTCTTCTTGGTTTACTGTGCTAAAGCCAAAATCACCTTCTAGTAATGATGGATCGATATTGAAAGAAAATTGATCAGCCATACAAGTATTTATTCACAAAATACTTTTACGGCAAAACTACCTTCTTTTTGTTCTTTAAGAATTTCGATTCTAGTTACTGTTCCATATTCTTTCTTGGAACCAAGCAAAGGATCGCCAACAGCAATAAATGGACCACCTTCAAAGTCTACCATCCAAATGCTATCCTCTCCTTCATTAGCACCACAGCGATAATACCGGCTCTCTCCCTCAACCAAGTAAGAACCATCACCTTGTTCTGTGATTGTGCGCTTTTGATTATAACGAGATTTAAAAGTGTCTTTCATAATTCCTTCGCTAAGATTCGAACTTAGACAAAGAGGTTCAAAGCCTCTTGTGCTACCATTACACCACGAAGGAGTGAACCTTGGCACAATAATTGTTCATTATAATACCAGAGGCAGTACCAACATTGATGCTTCTCACAGAGCCGTACTGGGGAATGTAAAGAAGATCATCACACATAGACAAAACATTGGCAGGAATTCCAATTTGTTCCTGACCAAAAATCATAATATAATGCACACTTGGATCAAAATCAAATGTGTTTACATCTTTTGCTTCAGGTACATTGTCAATTCCCAATAATTTAACTTTGCCTTCATACTTGGAAATAGTTTCTTCAATGTAGGAGCCGAGATCTTCAATGCCTTTAACATGACGGAATTTGGTGTAGTGATGAGTACCGACAGTCCCCCGTCTATCGTATTTCTTATTGCCATAGATCACTACTTCCTTCGCCAAAAATGCATTCGCATTGCGTACCACAGTTGCGATATTAAAATCGTTGCCAATATTGCAACACAAAACACTATAGTTAAACCGCTTAGTCTCAAGATCAGCAATGATGGCATCTGTGTTCCAGTAGTGGTAGTGATCAATCAAATTGCGAGTTTCGGAATTCATATGCTGAAATTTTGATTTCAAGATCCTTAACGCGAGTTTCCAAACGTTCAAATACTATGAGTTGCATAAAGAATGTTATGCACAAAATTGCGGTTGCAAATAATGCATCGTAGTAGGTAAAATATTTTTTCTCGTTATTCATCTTTACCCTTACCCCAACCACTGGTTCCGGGATCATATGGCATTGTTTTCTTTGGGTTAGTGACTCTCAACAAACGAATTTGTTCAACGGCATCTCTGCAAACATCATATACTTCTTGGTTTGCATATCGCCATTTATTGGCCAATGCCATTAATCGAATTTCAATGTCTATCATTTTGTGTAAATTTCAATCTTTTTAATGGTGTCACACATGAATGAAAAAGAAAGAATCATCATTGTTATACCAAAAGACACCAAAAGAAATGCAAATGAATTAATAAGCACCTTTTCTAAGTAGTTTTTGTTTTTCATGTCAAACAGTATAACGTTTACTGTTTGCCGTGTCTAGTTCTAATATCGGAAATTACTTTTAGTAGATGTGTCTGTGGATCTACTTTTTGTCCAGCCATTTTAGATCCTACTGGCTTTCCAGCAACAGTTTGTCTTCCAATATCAGCGCCTCTTTGGCCTTTTGTCAATGACGAATGAACATCACCGGCATGAACACTAGCGGCATGTAGTGTGTCTCTAACTGTGTCGGGCATTTCTGTTACCTTTGCAGATAATGCTTTTTGGACTGCGCCATGCAGAACATTATGGGTGTCCATATATGCACCGATTAGACGATCACTTTCCTTTGCGTCTACTCTTGCTTGAGTTAGTTTTGTTTTTATGCGGTTATAACGCTCATTGTGGGCGTTATGAAGGTTTGTCATCGCATCTCTACAACCGGCTGGTACTGAAAATTTGGCCATATTAATTCTCCGTACCTTATTTATAAAATAGGATGTATAGGATTCGAACCTACTGCCACCTCGTTATAAGCAAGGCTGGGCCTCCCAGACCCCCACATCCCATGAAGTCACATCCAATAAATGTGACACTTTTTGTTTGAGACATGACCATTTTCATTCTTGATCAAGTAATTGCTCTTTTGACGATCTTCGTCGTGTCCCAAACGGTAATTTACTTGTTCCACACCAAAAGTCAACATCTTTTCTTTTTCTAGAAGGTCGATAATCTTCTGAGAAATAGAAACTGAATCTTGTTCTGTCATTGAAAGTGGAATATCAATATGAAGTCGAAACATTTGCATCTCCTAAAATAGCACGGGTGGGACTCGAACCCACACTACACAGATTTTAAGTCTATTGACTCTGCCTATTGGTCTACCGTGCCAACAACAAGATTAGTTCTTGTTTGCTAGATTATTGAACTCACGCTCAAGACCAGCAATTCGATCATTCAGTTCGCGCTTAGTATCCTCTTGGGCGGTGAACTCACGCTCAACACGAAGTTCACTACGAAGATCTTCGTTCTTATCCTTGTAGGATGAAATACCAAGATAAACAAATCCAACAGAAGCAATAGCCATAACTACAGCCAAAACATTGTCGAAATTTGCACCAGAAAAGTGAACAAAAAGACCAGCGGTTACAAGAGCGCAAACAAAAGATTCAACAGATCCAAACAGTCTAGTACGATAAATCATAATTACTCCTTTTAGTAGTTAAGACGGATAACACCGTTATCAGTAGTATAGTGAATTGTGTGAAAAACTTCAATACACCACGGTAAACATTTTTCACACGGCTTTGACATTCTCATTTGACCGAATCGATTGAAACGGACATTAATGAGATGTAGTTTTTTTTGCCTATCTTGCTTGTCTAGTTTGCGAAAGGCATCAAGTTCAGAATGCATTTCCTCGTATTGATATCCAATCTCTTTTGCTTTTGGATGGGTCTTGAAGTAATTCATACCAACAGAAATAATTCTCTTTTTGCAAATGATCAAAGAGACATGCTTCTTCTGTCTAGGAATACTAAGACACATTGGATATGCCAATTGAAGATATTCTTCAGCACGACAAACTTGCATGACACGAATTATAACAAACTAATGATAAAAATCAATATTAAAGTTGTCTGAAAAGATCAGCCATAGAAACTGTCTTTTCTGTGGCAGCCGTCAATGCGTATATTTTTGTACTTTGTGCTGCCCATGCAGAATCATTTGTCAGCCCTATAGTGCCTGTATATCCAGTGTCAGTAAATAAATCATTAATTAGTTTTCTTGTCACTAGTGTTAAATTATCACCGTCAGAATTCCATATACCAGTTAATGGTCTGCCGGCTATTATTGTATCTTGATACCAAGGATGCCAAATAAACATACTTCTGGCTCCGGCATCCTTTGCTGGTTTTATAATGTAATTTGCTAGAAACTCATTAGTCCAAATTAAGGCATCCAATTGCTGAACAGCAGCAACAGATGTAAGTTGAGATATTAAATAACCAGATCCATTATAAATCACCGGACTGGTTTGCAACTGTACTCTTTTACTAGTTGGAATATTATCATATGCACCCTTGATTGAAACATAGGTATATTCCTTTGTTCCATTTGCTTTGAGCGCAAATTGATCTGGATAACCAAACTCAAATTCACCCATCGGATAAGTGTATCCAGCAAAGTGTTTTGGATAAACCTCAAGATTTATCAGATCCGAACTTCCTTTTATAAGATTCACTTTATCTGAAAATCTTTGCAGAGCCATTATCTTGAAATCTGCATATGCTTGATCACTTTCTGTATATGGAATATTGCTTCTTTGATACCAATCCGCCCCCAAAGCAGGACTTGGAAAATTATAAGGTAGAACTGGTGCGTGGTATTCATAAACCCTAGAAGAAGGAGATAATTCCTTTGCAGCAGTCAAAGTAAGACTAAGTAAAGTAATACCATTTAAAACTAATG